CCCATGAGTTGTTTATACAACTCCTTTTCTTTTTTCAATTCAGCTTTGTAGTATTTTACATCTTCGGAAAGTTCTTCGATACTTTCCATACTATCTTCTGTTTTTGTTATAGAAGATAATTCAGTTTTTATACTGACTATCTCGGGAAGCAGATGATCAGGGATAGTTACTATGTTCTTGGTTGCGGATATTACCGCTTCTGTCATAATCTTTGCTATTTCTATCGCATTAGTGAGAAGACTTACAGCCCTATGCTCCGCAATCAATTCCGGTATGCCTGTAAGTTGCGAAACGTCAGGCAATGAATTAAGCTCAATTTTAGCGTTTTTTACGCCAATTACCATATTATGTAGGGTAACTATGTCTAGGCGTAGTTCATCAATTTTTGACTGCTTTTTCTCAAGAATTTTGAGTTTATCATCAATAGTGGGAATGTCCTTTAGATTTTCTAAGGTGGTGTTCCGTTTATTGATAGATGCATTCAAGTTGCTGATAGTGGTGGCAACTGCCCGTTTCTCTTGTTCTGCCAGCTTAATCGCCCTGTGTGCTTGTTCCAGGTCAATCAGTTCCGAGAATCGTTGGGCGCAATACCCACCGGATTGATTAAGAAGAAAGATAGAATCATGCTGTGACTGAACACAATCACTGGATAGGTTCAATGCTGTTGCTACTTCAACAGGGACTCCTTTGTTCAGGGCCTCTGTCATGTTTTCCCCGACAAAATACTGATTCAGGGATTTGCCTTTTATTCTTTTTATGTTATCAACACCAATAGTGCAGGTATCTGTTCCTTTACGGATATAGCCAGTACCCCTGAGATTGTTTTCATTCATGTGCTTTAAAGCACGAATGACAGAGGTCTTCCCAGCATTGGTAGAACCAGTGATTGCTGTTATCCCGCCTTTCGTTTCTATCTCAGTATTGGCATGGCCTTGGAAATTCTGTAATGTTATCTTCATATTATATCTCAGCTTTTATAGAGACAGTGCGAACAGAAGTGTTCAATGATGATGCCACACTATCCAAGGTAATAGAGACCACACTAACACCATATTTCTCTTCAAAATCGACAAGTAACTGCCTGATAGTATAGGCTAGATTAGTCTTTGCCATTCGGATGTCATTTACAACTTCTGTATTAACTTTGACAGGTCTACGGTGCTTTGCTGAAAAAGAGTCAATGTAATACTTATGCTTACATTGACAGCACCGCACCATATCCCCAATAGAAAGTTCATCTTCATCTGCATAGTTATTAATTCTATCACAATCAGGGCATTTCCAACCAAATAATGTGGAAGAAATAGTTTCTCTCACCATTTTACGCTCCAATAACACTTTTAAGGGTTACTATCTTTGTGTAGATCAGCCGTGCATTCTCAGGCAGTTTGCCATTACACCTGTGGTCATCGTCGTGATAATGTCCGTGGATATTAAAATCATAATCAGTCCTGGCTGGGTCCACTGGTTCATGGGAGAAGACTATTACCTTACCATACAACTTCAGTTTCAATTCCCTGGCAACCATACTCCAGCCAAAGCTGTAGTACTTTGACATTGTATCCCGATCATGATTGCCAAGGATAAGAAAATTCTTGCTGGCTTTTGATATAGTGAGAATGAAGTCGTGCCAGTATCTAACATCGTAAAAGGCAACATCACCAAGACATATGAATATATCTTTACGACCTATTTGCCTAAGACCGGCCCATACATCTTCTTCATACCCTTCTTTTCTCCACCCCTCACGGATAGCACGGTCGTGTCCAAAATGAAAATCAGAACCAAGCCAGTAATCCATTGAGGGGCGTTTCATTCTTTTACACCCATGATTAAATATATAGTATCATCCCAAAATTCTCTATCTACTTTTTCTGGGAATAAACTCTTTGCGCTGAGTTCCGTTACTTCATCTATTAGCCCTTCCAGCATGGGGGCTACTACTCCGCTGTAGTCCAGTTCACCTGCTTTTATCTGTTTCAGTAATGCAGCGTCTATCAAAGGAAAAGTTATAGTACCCTCTGTGTATAACTGCTTGAGTTGTAATGCCGCACGTACTGCATGGGATACAGCTTTCCAATCAATACCTTTATTCAGGGCTGCGAGTTCCGCACGTTCCCCATAGTTCTTCAGGTACTGCTGGTATATATCCATAGCATATATCACTTTAATACTGGGCTGTACTTTTCTCCCACATACTTCATACTCCAGAACACCTGTCTTGGCGTTAGGGGCAATAGAACAATGTTCTAACATTGGCAGGTTATCCCAAACATCTGCCAGTCTGGTTTGTGGATAAAACTTAGACAGATAGGCCAGCACTTCTTTTATAGTATTTATCCTACTACCACGGATACCGTACTTTGCTGCTTGAGTTTTAGCGTACCCAACAAAGGCATCCAGGTTCTTGGTATAGAACAAATCTCTATGGGATACTATCGTATCCCACCAAGGAGTACTGTAAATAAGGCTACCTTCATCTGCATGAAGCATATCAATGGCAACGGTCTGTCCCTGGCAAGCGAGTTCAATGAAATACTGAATACTGAATAATTGCGTGTCAGTATCTTCAGAACTGTTCTTACCACCACCAATTTTGGTATGGTTCTGAATGGTCTTTGGTATCTGGTTTAAAAATGCTTTACGTCTCGAAGGAACAAAGATACCCTTTATATCTGTATCAGATGATGCTGTATTTGTCCCGTACAGATGACTACCAAACATCATTTCAACTAGTACCCAACCAGCCCTTTTATTCATCAGATTCGTCATCATAGCTATGATACCTTGTTTTCCTTGCTTCTTTATTGAGTTGTCGGTTGATTTCCCGTAGTTCTCGTTCTTCTACTTCTCTGTGCTTTTTGGTTTCATAGCGGTCACGCTCTTCTTCCCGCTGTTCTTCCTTATACCGTTTTTCTTCAATGATATCGTCACGCCATTCATTATAACCAATACAAGCCTCGACAGTTCTGTTCTGAGGTTCGTCACAATGAGAGTATTTACTGGCATTTGCGTCAAATGCCACCAACAACAAAGCTAATATTAAATATCTTTTCATACTATCACTTTATTTTTCCATAGTGTTCTTTGTGAGTATGGACGACCTTGTTCAAAGAGTATTTCATCTTTATCAGTATCGTAAACTTGTACCCATTCAATACGTATTTCTGGACTCCATTCATCAGTTCCGTGGCATACTACTTTCCCTATAAGACTCTTTGCTATCTCCACAACATATTTTGGTTTATCCGAAGGAAATATTTTAAGTATGCTGTAAACTCCGGCATTAGCGTAATACTCTTCACCACCAAATATAATTAGCATTTATCTGCCTTTATCCATTTTGAAATCAATTACTAAATACCTTTTCATAATGTCACCTTAAACTAAACTTCTTTATCTCTTTGCGAACCATTTCGCCTTCCTCTTTTCTATGTTCCCTTTTAGTGCCTTGTAATTCTTTTGTTTCTTCTTGCAGTTTTTGTCTTATCCTTCTGATTGATTCCGGTACGGGTGCGGATAATATAGCTTTTTTCACTACCCGCATATTCTCTTCACCAATGCGTTCAATGTCGGTAAACGTCTGCAAATACCGCAAATATAGCAACGGATCATTATCTTGAGTTTCTTTATATTTCTCAAGAAGAAATATGACTTTATCTTTTATAGTCTTTAAACCTTTTACGAATTGGCTGCTCATTTTATCCTCATTAAAAATTGCTACAGTGCCTGATTAATTATGCCTACGGCTGTAGCCCTCGCAGGTAAGGAGGGAGTTCCTATTTGTCACACAATCCCTGGATAATGCTGGCTTCTCTACGGGGGTAGAGAATGGATACTGGACTGCCAGCCTAATATGCATCATAGTGTAACAGGAATAACTGACAGATGACAGTCAGTGGGTTCTGCCTACCACATTCGGCGGGTGGTTATCCAGGGCACTTCAGGCCATATCGGCCACTTTCTTCTTTTCTCTTGCAACTATTTCAGCCAGTGTATCTGCCGCTGTCCGGTCTGGTCTTGGTTTCGCCAACCTTGGCAGGTATAAAGATGCTGTTGTTTTGTTCTTGGAAAAAGACACATAGTTGAAATCAACAGTCCATATCTGGCCCATGTTTGCATTCCAGTCTTCTCCACGCATTTTATCATCCTTGCCGTTAATGGAGACTTGCAATTTACCACAAGAGGATTCAAACATTACGGCACCCATCACATCTTCGTACTTGCTATCTGCTTTTCCTGGCTTCCAGTCAACAGCTTTCAATGCACAAGATGAAACATTTTTCTTCTTGATCATGTTTGGTGAAGTATGATCTTTCCATACAGCACCACCCCATTTAAGGACTGATCCTTCTTCGCCCAGTATACGCATACGACGATAGAAGTCATCTGCTTCTTCCTTGTCTTCAACCATTTCCGTATAGACTGCGTTCACATACAGCAGGTCATTTATCTGTGCGATTTTTGATTGTATCAGGTTCCATCTATCTGTATATGTCCGTGAACATTCGTAATTCCAGAAGTCATCTATTGGCAGGGCATCCCAGGCACGAAAGGCAACTGAGTCAGCTTCCGATTGTGGGGCAGTTCCATTGAGTAACTTATTCAGGATACCGTTACCTGTCTGTCTGTTCAGTACTTTACCATCACGGATAACAAGGAGTTCCCCTGTATTTACCAACCCAGTATAACCTACACCTTTTGCGAGTCTGCCTTTGAGAACGTCAAGCTGGAGAACGTCTTTACCATTCCTGGTAAGAATATCAATATGATCCGCATTATAGTGCAGAACATTGACGAACATCCCATCTTCTTTAAGCTGTGCGTACTTTTGGCCTTTTTTACTCCAGAATTTATCTTCAGCTTTATCCGAAGAACATCGGCAATAAGGGACATAATAGATAACGTCACGTTGTATATTGTTAATGGTCTTAGGACCAACACCACATTTCAAATCCTTCTGAACAATGCGCTTGACTACTTCGTGTGTTTCTCCGTCAATGGCGGCAGCATTGAACAACCGCAACTTATCTGTATCAGTAGTTCCATCCTGCTTTGCCAAGTTCTCCAGAATGTCAAGAACATCGCCCTTGATAACATGGGCTGGTCTATTGGTATAGACAGGCACTTTATTGATATGGTAAACCATATCTGAACTCAGTGCATACTTGGCAACTGTTACGAACAACTCGTCTTTCAGGAAAGTCTCAAGTAGTGCTATCTTATCGTTAGTAGCACTTAATGCCTCAAGACGGAGCAATTGATTGTATACTGTTTTTAACGATGTTGACATTCTATTCCCCTTGTGTAAATTTTAGTCATTGTCCGTATGATGTTTATATATACCAAACATGCCGTAGAATGTCAAGAATAAAATTCTGGAATAACCTTGTATTTCAAGAATAGTTTCTCAAGTGCCATTGTAAGTCTCTTCGTCTTTTCTGGATATACTGGCGGCTTCTTACCTGCGGCTATCATTTCTTTTACCAGCTTGTTATATGAATCTTTACGTAGCTTTACATCCTTCTTTTTCTCAGTCGGGTGTAGCAATGGGTACTGATCTGTTTCCAGGTAATCAGCCATTCTTCGTAATATCTGCGGTAAGTCTTTTTGCGGAACAGAGCACCGAGTAGCATTGTTCTCCGACTTGGCTATTAAACTATTGCAAGTACGACAAAGAACTCCACGTATTTTTCCAGTCCCTTTTATTTTCTTCTGATGGTCATGATCCAAACAAGCCATATCTGTAGTAATTTTCCTATGACATATTGGACATTTATCATCCTGCCACTTTAGTATAGTATTACGTACTATGGCTATTTCTGTTGATTTCATCTGCGTCAAACTGACCTTAGCTTCTTTGACGCATCCCTCTTCACAAGGTAAGGCTAACAGGCATCCCATTCCACTCACTTCATAAACACACGCACTATTGAATACTTTTCTCATTTTGTTCTCCAAACAAAAATAGGGTTACTCACCAAAGAGTAACCCTATTTTACCATAAAACTTTTAGCCTATCATCAATTAATTGAGTGCTACCTTGGTGGTAGACGAGGGCTTGAATTTCAGCTTACGTTTCTCAGGAACTTCAATTGATTCTCCTGTAGCCGGATTGCGTCCGGTATGGGCTGCTACAGTAACGGCAGAGAACGAACCAAACTTGGCGATGCTAACGGTTTCGCCCTGCTGAACGGCTTCCAGGATCTCATCAAACACGCAAGTAACAACATCCATTGCCGCTGGTATTGTAATACCGACCAATTCAGATACTGCACGACCAAGCTGGGCTTTGCCGAAAGTTTTCTTATCTGCTGCTTCTTCAACTACTGGGGTTACTTCTACTGTCTTTTTAGCCATTGTACTTCTCCTTTCATGTTGATAATATTATCTTCTTCCACGCAGACCGATATCTTCTATATACCCGTCTAACTCTTCTGAGGCTATATCCCAAGCCTCGTTATACGCTGTATCTAAATCGGCATTATCAGGAATAGTGGATGAGAATCCAGCCATAACCTTTACCGATTCATAGTTACCCGTATTAATTGTACGGGTAAGTGCCACTGTTACCACTCTTTTACTAAAAACTGTTTCTAATTTTGCTGGCATATTACTCCTCCTCATCCTTTACAATTTCATAATAACCAAGTGTTGAAAGAATTATGCGCCCTTCTCTCAGCAGCTTTGTAATTACTTCTCCCGGTATCGTAATAGCAGATAAAGTACGAACCCTGAACAACCTATTCCCTTTATCCAGGTGCCCATAGTCCCACCGATTTGCACGAGTGAGCGCACTAATAACCATTTCTTCATACTGTTTATTTGCTTCGTCCTGTGACGGAAATACCCTTCTCTTACGCATTGTAGTCGGCTGCACTTGGAATACACGTCTTTGCACAAAAGCACCTTTGTAAATCAAGGATATATCCAGGTTCCCTCATAGACTTAAACCCGTATTCCCTGATCACCCTTTTGAATTTATTTATGGTACAAGAATCTTCCTTAACCTTAAACGTTTCAACTCCCTCAAAGGGAAGGACTACCAATTTACGAGTGAAAGCAATTATATCATCACTTGCTTTTATCTTCTGGAATGTCTTTGATTTGACATTCATATCCCCACACAGGTACTGTACTGCTTTTGTATCCCCGACACCTGGAACACCAGGAACTTCATCGGAAGTACAGCCTGATATTGATTTCATTTCCCCAAATCTGGAAGGATGTATTCCGTACCTTTGACAGACAACCTCTTCCGTGATTGTGTCCCGCCCAAGAATAGAATACATTTTATGGTTTGCGGTTATTAATTGATATAGGTCTTTGTCGTTCGCTACGATAACAATTTTGTGTGCCTTGTATTTATTACACACACTGGCTATAATATCGTCTCCTTCATATCCTTCTTGACTAAAGAGATTATTAAAACCAAGTGCCGGTAAAACCTCATGTTGTACTATAGTAAACTGTTTCATAACATTTTGCAAGGCTAAAATGTCTATACTTGACATTTTTTCCTTTTCTGCCTTACGCTGGGCCTTGCGTTTTGCTTTATAGGCTGGGAATATCTCTTCACGTTTCGATGATTTACCGTCGAAAGCAAATACTATTCTATCAGCATCAAAGGTTTTTTGGAGATAGGATAACTGATTAAGAAATCCATAAATGATCGACGTGTCAACTCCTTCAAAGGAGAAAGACGGTAGGGCATGAAGCGCAGAGTGCATCACACCACTACCGTCTATGAGCAGTATTTTCATACGGGGAGAATTTTCTTCTCGATAATGTATTTGATTTGCTCTTCTGTATACATGCGGGTATTACAGGTATCGCACTTACGATACCGACCATGTACACTTTCCTGTGGTTTTGCCATAGAACGGATAACCCTGGTTTGCCCGCCACATTTCGGGCATCGAATACCAGTCCCTTGCTGGGGGCCTAGTTTCTTTTCTTCTATCGGTACTAACACTGGCATGATTCGTCTCCGTGTTAGCGGTTTTTTGGTTTCCGTACTTGTTTGAATCTTTCTTCTACTTCGTTCCATAGTTGTATAGTCCTTTCCTTGAGAATATTCTCGCTATTACTTTTCTCAATGTAGGCTATCGCATCGTCCATACTTACGTAACCTGGGTGATCATCCCCAACCCAGTATTTTGATTGTTCAAGCAGATCCTTGACGTACTGTAGATTCCCCCGTATATCATCAATACCGTAATCAAAAATTATGTATACAGGAGCTTCCCTGTATGGTTTGTCGATTGACGATTTTGTAACCTTGCATTGAGATATGATACCAATTGCCCTTTTAATCTTCTTGGTCTTACCAACCAAGGATCGTTCTTTCTCAATGAACCCAGTTCTATTGATACTTATACGAGCAGATGAGTAGAATTCGACAGCTTTCCCTCCAGGAGTAACATCGCCGAAATCACCTTGTCTCACCTGATTGCTACATGCTATGAGCCAGTTACGTTTCTCTATCAAACGGCAGTACATTCGTAGCCCTGCAGAGAATTCTTTTGCTCTACGCATACCCATTTTATCGCCTTTATCCATTTCTAGTTCTGTAGATAAAGCGGCCAATGAGTCTGCGGCGAAAACATTAATCTTACCATCTGGTGGATCCCAGTCACTAATGAGTTTGAACATTTCACTGACTGTATCCGGTTTGAAATAGTTGTCTGTTGGAATACGCAACCCATAAGTCTTTGCATACTCTTCATCCAACCTTGCTTCTGGGTCAACGAACCGCACCTTTCCACCCAAAGACTGAGCAGAACCACCTAGTTCGCTTAAGATACTGGTCTTGCCACTTCCTGACCGTCCATATACTTCCAGCAGTATTCCACCAGGACATCCACCCGCATGGGTTCTACCACCAGTTAAAGCCAAATCTACCAAGGTGCTGCCGGTACTCAGGCAATCTTTGTAGTTGACTGGTTTCTCCCTTTCCAGGGGAATTAAAGGAATATCCACGGATGCGTCGATAGACTCAACTGCTGCTGTTAATGTGCGTCTACGCTTTTCCATATCATCCCTTCTTACTAGCTTTGTTAAGAGATTCTACCATACCATTTAAAGCCAACTTCCCATCAATGGTAAGCAGTATCGCTTCTTTACGGGTAAAGCCAGCCGCTTCATACTGACGGACGGATTTGATACGTCCGTCAACTAGGAATGATCGCAGATTTTCCATTACTGGGGCCACTTCTGTTCCCATACCTGCAATAAACTTAATCCCTTCTTTTATTACAGGCTTATACTCTTCGGCTACAGATATAAAAGCCAATACTTCTCCTGCTGTCATTGTCATTGTTATTCCTCCTTTGGGGTACTCCCGAAAGAGTACCCCAAGTTTGTATTACTTACCAGCGGCCATTTCTTTTTCACAGGCATCGTACAAGGAACACTCATTGCATTCCTCGAACTCGTCCAATGAATCACCAAAGACTCCACCTTTCACGGGGCACTTCAACTTAGTGCCAGCTTTCGCTGATCTGGGTGGTGGGGTAGGAGCTTCTTCTTCCTGCTGCTTCTCCTCTTCCTGTTGTTCGTCCTGGTGTTCCTCTTCTTTATGGATATTTCTACGGCTGGTACTTCTGGAAGGAGGTGCCGGAGCTTCCTCTTCTTCCTGTTTTGGTTTGTGAGCAGAAATGATGCTGAGAATATCATCGTAGTCCCGAATGGAAATCAAATCATCCAGGCAACGGGCACCCTCCAGTTCTGCATCAGAAATAACTTCCGGTCTGTCAACGAATTGGTAAGCATCATACGCCGTATTTTCGGCACCTACGCCCGTTCTACGGAATGAAATAGACTTACCTACGTCCGGGTCAGAAAAGACAATGTAGCCACCTTTTCTGGGGTTCTTGCTCAAAGCGGCGATATTCTTCTCAAGAAAGAAGTGGGCCATTTCCATAACCTGAACACCCTTCTTTTCTTCCTCGTGATTTTCACGGACAATGACATTGTAAATCGTGCGGCGTTTTGCTACAAGCGGTTTGATCTCAGTCTTATAATCAGCACCGCTGTTATTCAACTCCTTAACCTTCTCGCAGATGGGGCAGGGTCTGTTAAACTGGGCGGGACACACGATACGCTCGTCTGCCGGTCCAATTCCCATGTGTACCAATACATCCAGTACATAGGCGTAATCCCCTGGATTGTTGTGCGGATCGTTTTCACCAACTTCATACGGGATAATGTCAATAATCCAAGTGCCTTTACCTGGATTGAACTTCGGAACACCATCCATTTTAACATCATCAAAATAGGTCTTGAACTGTCCTGAACCATCCTTACGTCTGTAAGAATCCTCAGTACCTTTCTGTAAAGATGACCTCATTTTGTCCCTACCTGCACTCATTCCTGGTCTAGCCATTTTCAATTCTCCTCGGCATTACGCCTTTTACGTTTCACTAAAGATTCCTTTAGCGACTCTTTTACCCGTTCTCTTGTTTCGTCATCGGCCTTCTGCCTTACTTCTCCTGAGATACGGGGTCTACTAAAATACCCACAGATCCACAATTCTGCTTCTATCTTTATCATTGATTTCTTATGCTCAAGAACGGCACGAGCATTCTGAAGGGAAGATACCGTTGACTCAGCATCTTCCTTTTCTTTCAATGCCTTTCTATAACCAATTTGAGTTTCAATCCACGCACGTATTGTACCATCAGGAGGAACTTTACCCCGTGCTGGAGTAATACCCACTATGCCATTTTTACATGCATCAAGATATAAGTCAGATTCAATGAACTTGAGTGTTCTCTTCTTTTCTGCCAAGTCTGATTGTGCTTGATTCAGAAGGTCCAGCCACTTATCCATTATCTCGGATTGCTTTTCCGCTTCTAACTCAAGTTGAAATCTGTCCAACCGAGCATCTTCTGAGAAATTGTACTCTAGCCATTCTTTTCGTTTCAATGTGTCCATACGTTTATATATACCATGTCTATACTTGCACGTCAAGTTTATTGTCGTACTGCAACCAGTGGTATTCGTTTAGCATTTTGAATTGATTCACCATTAGCATCAACAGTACTGAGAAAGATTATGTCTTCATAGCATGTTACATCATCTATGCTTTCTAAATCAATCCCTTCTAAATATGCAAATGACCCACCTTCTTCTCTTGGTCTTGACGCTTCCATTTCGGCCATAATTGGAACAATCATCCAGTCAAACTGACTTGGTAATTCTGCCAGTAATGACTTGAACATTCTGCAATACTCTGCCAATTCGTCTGTGGGTACATCAGCTACGATTGAGTCATGAATTTGTCCGACCAACAGTGTTTTCATACCAGCAGCTTTCAATCTCTTGCTCAACTCATAAGCAGTATGTAGCAACAGATGAAATGATGTTCCTTGTGTTTGGTAGTTATTTACTTCTCTGTCATTCATCAGCCCTTTCAGGCGAAAACCAAAGTATGTTTCAATGTATCCGTTCTTAAGATACTCACGGACATTTCGTTTCTTCCATTCGGCGTACTCACCGAACATCTCTTTACCCCAGAACTTTTTCTCAAATGCCTCAACATGCTTGAAGAACTTATCTTGCGTTGTCATGCCCTTAGAGAACAAATGATCTTCTAGGGTTCGGTTATTTGAAGTATCTATAATGATTGACCGTTTCTTCCACATTGCTACAGCACATTTCTTCCAGTATGATCCGTAGAACTCAGCAAAGGTCCAATCCGCTTTGGTATTCTGCCTGATACCTTTTGCTATACCTGGGTCAAGGGACTTCCATAAGTCTCTCAGTAACCAAAGGTCTTGAGCACAATTCCCCTGAACGGATATTTTGTTATTCCGTTGTGTAACTAGCAACCCAGATGGTACTGTAAAACAAAAGACCCTTCCTCTGTACTTTTCCATAGTAAAAGTTGGAGAAATTCCTTTTATGCGATACACATCCCGTAGCAATATATGTATAGCGTACACTTGTATAGTTCTATTCCCTTTTAACGGTAATTTAGTTATTTTAGAACTATATCCAAGACGCATACATAAGAATTGGAAATCATCTACAAACTGCGTGGAAACTGTAAATAAAGTACCAGATTCACCACTTTTATTAAATCTACCATCTCCCAGCATACAGGCATCAAAAAATATCTGTAATAATTCTATTGGAGCTTTTTTAATAAAATCCGGCAGTTTCCTATTAACTTTATTCACCCCAAAGTTATCGCATAGCCAAGTGCAAATGGTTTTATTAGACATACTCCATTTACTAATTTCTTCGTGAAAATTAAAATTAGTGTACGATTTTATCCTATCTATACAAGACTTCATTTTACTTCTATGCGGTTCTTTTATTTGGGATAAATTTATACGGTATGCTCCTTGTTTGTGATACTTAAAGTGACCGTCAGTTACTAGATATCCAAGTAATTCAAACATATCACTGGGCTTTATTGTGCACTCTTCGTGGTATTTCTTTGCACTATTTGTACCAATACCGTAAACTGGGGCAAAATAGAATTTAGGTGGTACTTTTTCTTCTGTTATGTTTGCCCCTGTTTTAGAGTAATACACACTTTTCTTAATATCTTTTGCTTTTATTATTTCAAACTCTTTATGCGCCCTTTTTAAGTACATCCTATGGTTGGGTGTTACACATACGTCTATATACCTATTATGTATCCTATACATATCTCCAGCATAATCGTAACAAATTCTATCTGTTGGAAATACATACTCTATTTTATTGGTATTCTCATTATATTGTGCCACCCTATCAGTGCTACTTATCTCATCATAGTACTTAAAACCGTTCTCTGTTAAAATCCGTGTATCAAAAGAGTAACAGTCCCTGTGCATGTCAGTGTTATCTTTATCCAATAAGTAATTGATAAAGTTACGGTCCTTATGATACATGGCGGAAACACAAACCTCCGCACCGGAAAAGTCAGCCTCGACTATGACACGCTTTTTCCGTGGGATGATACCACTTCTAGTTATTTTCTTTGCTTTCTTATCCCGTTTAGCGATGTTCTGAAAATTGGGCATAGCAGAAGATGAACGGAAGGTTGCCACCTTATGTAGTTGGAATACAGGGTGCATGAATCCTTGTGCTTCTTCTCGAAGAAAACCAAGAACATACGTACCATTGATCTTATCAATTTTACGTGCCTTTAGAATAGACAGTGCTATAGGATGACCAGTAGCACGTAAGGCTTCTTCATCCACGGAGTCTTTACCCTTTGAGGTCTGCTTGATTGAATCAAACCCAAGGATACCGTAGAACAGATCAACAAGATCATCATTACTTGTTGCCTTCAATTTACGTTTATACTTCTTCTGGAATGCCGTAGCTTCTGGAGATTCTTCTATTTTCTGAATAGCCTCCTGTGATTCCATAGTCAATATTTTGTTCTGATTCTTGTAGTACTCAACATCTATACATACCCCATTCAGGTGCATTTCAGCCAGGGTAGTTAATCCCCTATGATAGAAACGGTAGGCTTCCAACTCGTTCCCCTCAAATTCTAACTTCTGTTCCTTCCAGATATGGTATGTATACAAAGCATCTAGACCATTGTATTGCAGCAATGCGTCTATGGGGGCCTTGAGCATATTATTGAACTTCTCCCCATTCTTTGCTTTTATATACTGATCAAGCGTTGAGTAATTACGGACACCCCACCGCAAGAACGATTGGAACTTCAGGCCGAAGAACCCGCCCTCCCTGTTATCCAGGACGTGGGAAGCTAGTTGCGTATCGTATATAACGCCATTGGTAGGACCAAATCGAACAACGGACCATACGTATTCCATCAGATAGGCTTGCACAACCTTCTTTATTTTCTTATCAAATAGAACCTGCTTCCATAAATCTATAATGATAGTCCGCTGTTCCTTGGTCCAGAATGGGTGTTCTAGTGGGAATGACACAGCACCTTTATCTGTACATATACCAACTGATATAGCCTTATGCCCTTTTAATTGCGGTTTTAATCCTGTAGCCTCGTAGTCAAAAGCGAATGTCGGCCTTTCCGTCAACAGGTAATTCAAATAATCAGTGACAGCATCTAATGTAATGAGTTTCTTTACTGCTGGTAATGGTATTTCTGGTGAACCGCTGTAATGCTCTATAGCATTTTCCAGGGTGCGTTTGGCGTCAGCTATTATAGCCTGATCTTTCGTTTCTTGATATACAGATGGGTGGGTCAATGGGAATACCCAGCAATTATACCGTGAATCCCAGAAGGATAAACCACGGTTAGCTGGTAATGAATTTATTACTTCAGGGCAATTGTGATAGAAGGATGCCAGGGCTACTGTACCGAGAATAAATATCTTGGTGGGTTTGCAGTCCTTGATTATTTTATGGATACTTGCTTGGCATTTTGGTACGTATTTAAGGGCATCATCTGTAGGGACATGGCACCGGACTGCATTAGTTCTCCAGCAGTCTTCTTCTAGGGATAGACCGAAACCTTTGAGCATTTTACCAAAGTGAATACCGCTATCCCCTGACATTGGGATACCTTTGTTGTCTTCAGTGGCAGATGGTTCCCCACTTAAAACAAAAATGCCCTTTAATCCTTTTCCGATTACGGGCATTTTGTGGGTCTTTGCGGTCTTATGCAGACCGCAAGCAGAGCAACTAGGTTTTCCAGTTGCTATGTTCGTGAAGAACTGATTCATAGATACCCCTTACTTTAAATAATCTAATACGCTTTTGCTTTTCCCCAGTTGCATTGCAGTGGCCTTTTTACCAATAAAATTTAAAATTGGCAAGGCATTATTATGCATAGAGTCTTTTTGTACTTGAGAAATAATACGGATATCTTCCTCTGTTGGGGCTGACAGTTTTGGGAGTAAACCTTGGCGCATTCCCCCACCAAAATTACAACGGGCACAAGGAGTAAAGTACCGTTGCTTCTGGCGAATGAATCGACGTGCTGCCATGTACTCAGGACCAAGCCATATATCTTCCAGGGAACTTTCTGTTATATTCCCGCAAGTATATTCATGGGCATAGTCAATACAGCATAGGTTTACATCCCCATTATAGCAAATAGCTAAGTCTCTGAAAGGCAGCGTACATACCTTTTCCAGCGGGGCATCTGGCCAAGGTTGATCTGGGGCATTACCGGCACAGTTGGATAACTTCTTGTTGGCTTTCCTACCAGAATTCTCTGCCAAGTTATCAATATAAAAGATGGTGTTAGTCAACTTCCGCTTGTAGTTCTGGAAGGGGCTTATATCCGTATTGAAGAAGTCGATCTTATCTATCGACGATGGCAATACTGATAAAACTTCCCGTAACTTCTGGGCATCAGAGTCATACATATCCAGTATAATGAAGTCAATACCAGCATTAAATAGCTCTTGGACTTTGTTTATGTTTTTCATAAACATAAAGCCATTGGTAGTTATTTGCATCTGGGCTTTAGGTAAATGCTGCCTGAATATACTGACCATCTGTATAAGGTTTGGGTGCAAAGTTGGTTCCCCATGCATGGCAAACTCATACCGTCTGTCTGGTACATACGCAGCACAATCCTTGGCTATTGTCATAGCAACTGGCAATGTCATATAATGCCGTTCTTGATCAATAAAAGAATTGATCCCACAAAAAGAACAGCGTCTATTACACCCCTGAACCAGTTCTATCTGAACAGAATACGGCTTGCCTATTTCAACCATTTGTTTACTCCAGTAGTAGCTGGTTTAGTGCTTATCCCAAAGAAGTCCTTGAGGGCGGCACGGGATTTCATATGCGTTTCATCCGACACCCTACCAGACGGAGCCATGACCTTTGCTTTTGTATATAGGTGTATAAATTCCTGGGCCACTGTCTTTCTATCCAGAAAGTTCAATTTCGTATAGCTGTTTATGGTCATCGTCTTATACTGGTCTTCAGATACATTACACGCATAAGTAACAATATCAGCGAACTGTCTATCTGTGCTGCCAGCAGGGACCATGAAGAAATTGACATTCGGGTGAAACAAAGTTGTATCCATCATTTCTTCCCTGACAACTGGGATACACCCACAAATCAATGCTTCCACGAAAACCCTTGTATATGCACCACCACGGTCTTTATAAAAGGAAACATAGGAAGGGTCCACCACAACCCGAACCTTGTCAGAATAGGCTATTCTGTCGCTTGTTTGCAGGAAACCAAGGTATTCCATACCGAAGTCAATGGCCCTGTCCCAGATACGTGTACCATTGATCATATACTGAGGTTTACACTTATCCTCAGATGACATATAGCATTGTTCTATGCCACCACCACCAACATACTTTTTAACATCCTTTGGCATGTAGGGAATAGCCCTGATCAAATCATCCATATGCTTCATTGCTTTGAAGTTACAGGCACTGAGGAACGCTTTCTCCCTATTTTCATAGGGAACTTTATTCATCTCAGACAGATCAAATGGGTTAATAATCAGTAGACTTGGAATATCCAATTCCTTGGCGCATATATCCTGCTTACATGGATTAACTGGGGCAAT